TCGTACTGCTGCATGACATTCGCTGCCTTGCCAAGTTTGCCATACTCCAAGTCAACCTTGTTAGCCAGGTTGTTACTCATGATCAGGGCAGCACTTGTCCGGTTCGTGTCGTTCCACCAGCTCATCAAGTTAAGCTTAAAGAAGCGCTGTTGAAGCTTAGCCATTGTTCCGGGAACTGTGTCTTGGCCACCAAAGCGGGCCGTCACGTCACCGATCAGACCGTCAAAGCCAACGCCAAGAAGACGAGCAATCTCTTTACGCTCAAGATCGCCGCGGCCCTTGAAGATATTCAAGATCGTCTCACCGTACGACTTGAGTAGAGGTACCCCTTGATAGCGCAATTCAGCTGCTTGGTTAGGAATGTCTGTCACTGAAGACACAACAGCTCCGCCAAGCTTAGCCATATTCTGAATAGACCTAGTGATGGCACCAATCCTAGCCAGACTGACGTTAGCAGGAATCCTAGTCGTCCCGTCAATCTCCTTTAGCTGGTTCATGAGGTTCTTTTTCGACAGCTTGTCAAAGATCTCTGGTTGATCGCGGTACTTGATCTTGAGTTCAGTGACCATGCGGTCAAACATAGCCACGGGGTTTGTGCCGAGACCTTCCATCAGAGCCGTGTTCCTGGCCATGTGGTCAAGACCACCAGTAATGGCTTCACGAAGATCTTGAGTACCAAACTGCTCGTTGTACGCCATGAAAGAATCAGAGTCCTTGAAATGAAGGATCCGTTCTTGGCTCATCTTCTTAGCAACGTTAGCAGGTCCCTTAAAGCCATGCAAGAAGTTGCTTTCACTGTCGCCCTTAAAGCGCTTGTGCATACCCGTCGTTAGACCAAGATATGCGCCCTTGAGGAACTCTTCAGGATCAGCGCCTCTAAACGTGGCTTCAATGTCTAGTTTATCAATGACGTAGTTCTTCCAATTCTCATAACCAGCCTTACGGATTCGGGCTTGGTCGTGGCTTTGTCGGAAGATGTAGCCTGGTCTGGCTTGGATGTAAGCCCCTGCTCGGTTTGCTCGCTCGATGGCGGCTGATTGGTATTTGTGGATGACGGCTGCGATCTTTTGCGCCACAGGGTTTTCCGACGCCCCAGGGGTTCCATTTGGTTTGATCTCAAAAAGTTCTCTTGCAATATCGTCGTCCATGTGGCCATTGCTGAAATGAACGAGCAAGTCATCCTTTTCAAGATCATGGATCAAGCGGCCTAGGTACTTGTTAGATAAAGCCTTGCCTTGCGCATCAATGCTAAGCTTAGAACCGACTCTGTTTTTTACTGAGCCGACCATCAAGGCTTGCAGACCTTCGGCAGGATTTACAAACTTACCGACAAAGTTGTAGTTCTGGGCCAGGACCTTGGCATTGATCATGGTGTTGCGCTTCTCAATAGCAGCGGCCAAGATGCTATCATTCAAGCGCTGTTGCAGATGAGCAGCTATTGTGGCGTCGAGGTTATCTACGTGCAACATCTTTTTCTTAGATGACACGAAGGTCTCGATTTCAGACAGCAAGTCACTCGCCTGCTGGTCAGTGATCTTATTCTCACCAGCAGCCTTCTTAATAATGTCTAAGCAATCTTGCATTGCCATTTACATCCCCTTCTTAATACAAACCACAGCGGCTTCTGCTGCCTTATGCATGTCTGCCGCGTTAGCTTGTTTTTGATCTAAGGCCTTGAGTTCGGTTTCAAGTGCTGCTTTCAGGGCAGTACCAAGTTCAGGGTCTAAGTTAACCATCTCAGCTTCAATATTAGCTTGTATTGCTACCAAATCATTGTCGATTAACTTCAAGTCATTGCCAATAGCTTTCATTGTGTCAGCGACAGAATCCTTAGGTTCATTCAACATTGGCTCAGCATCTGCTGCGCTGCTAGGTTGCTTGTGGTACGCCTTGGCTAGTTTTAGTTTCTGCGCATCAGGCAACTCAAACGGCATCACAGCATTAGGATCAGGCAATACCTCAAGAATCAAGGTGGGATCACCGAAATCGTGAGTAGGTTTGATTACCTGTTTTACGCGAAACTTTGCGCCGCGGTCTAGCAGCAGCTCAACTTCACTTTTATGTGAAGATACCGAACCTGCAAGAACAGCTTTACTGCCCTCAGGCACCAAGATCTTTGTCAATGGAGCTTTGCCTTTAAAACTACCATGCCAGTTCTTTGCGGTCTCATACGAAAAAGACGTGCTGCTGTAACCATGCATCGTGATGATGTGACCTTCAGCTGCCTTAAGCAGATCATAGGCTTTCATGCCATCAAGGTGCTGGTCCCATACAAATTGCTTTAAGCCAAGGTCTGCCAAGATATTGTTGAAGGTCGTATAGCGAACGTTGCCACGCCAAACCTCGTACTTTTCTTTTGTCTCAGGCAGTTTCTTGAATACAGAATCAAGAAGGTCAATTCTCTTCTGCATCTCAGGACTAATAGTCTTGCCTAAGACTTCTTTCCCCCAAAGCGCATTGTTGATTTCGACGTAAGCGCTGCCAGTGTACCCCTTGAGAGCACTCAGTTCAGAGCTAGTCAGCGACTTTTCAATCTGATCGTAGAACTTATTAAGAAACTTGTTGGCATCGTTTGTGTTAAAAAACTTGACGGTGTTGGTTTCCTTAGCGACTTCCTTAGCTACGTTGTCGTACGTCTTTTCAAGATCAAGACGACGCAAGGCTAGTTTTTCTTTAAGTTCTTCAGCCAGTTTCTTGTCCATACCTTGCAGCACGGCAGAGTCGACTAGCTTATTGACCTCTTCTTGAGGTATTCTTAGAATGTTGGCCACGGCTTCTTCCGTGTCTTTCAAACTAACTTTACCAAACACATCAGGATTCTTATCCATGATGCTTTTGTAGTCAGCAATCTTTGTCGTAAACTTGTCGCCCTTAAGTTCACCTTGAGCACGGTATAAGAGAGCGCCACCTGGGTCGATGCGCCAGACAACTCCTTTGCCCTCAATCATTTGCATGTTGAAGTTTGGAGCATTACCAACGACATCCCAGTTAGCCAAGTAAGCATCAATGATCAAGTGCTTTGCAAAAGCAGCTTGCTGCTCCTCAGGCAAGTTCTTAAATTCACTAGGACTTAGTGTCTTGAAGTTTTTAATCCAATCACTAGCTACTCCGACGACCTCACGATTTTCAGTAACGATGGTCGTCTTAGGCATCGGCACGCCAAACCACTTGTACAGGGTGGCAGCCACCCACTCGTTGAGAGCTTGATCTTTGCCATAAAACTTGACGTAGTACTGGCTGTTGTCGTTCTTGTCGATGAACAAGCCACCCTTGTTTGTGCCTAGTTGCTTACCAGCGCTCTCAAGGTTGTTAATGTCGAAGGCAGTGTCGTAGCCGGCAAACGAGTTATAGATATCCCCAGTCGTGTCTAGGTAAGTGTCGGGGTCAAACATGGCAGACTCAACTGCTGCCTTACCCTTAGGATTCAAGTCATTGAATACTTCACCCACGGCGTCTTGTGCAAACATAGACTCCATTGCGGGCTCAGGACCAAGAACCACGTTATGCTGGTTCTGCTTGGGATCAAACACGGCATTCTTGATCTCCATGACATGAGTCATGTTGTTCTTAGCCAGGTTGTAAGAACCCTTGTAAGCAATATCTAGTGCCGCTTCTTCGCTGATTGAGATACCGTGGATGGCCAGCAGATCCTTAAGCTCTGCTGACACCTTCGCCATATCAATGGTGCCTTGAGTTGAAAACGACTTAGACGTCAACAACCCCATTGGAGCTCTTGCATTTGCTTTGACAGCCAGAATTTGATTGTCTACGGTTCTCACGTAGAAAGCAATGTTATTCTGCATGCCGTTGACTTTGGCTAGCTGAACTGCCTCCTCAAACTGAGGATCTGCAAGTGCTCTAGTAATTTGCGTAGTCGTGACCTTAGCAGCCCTTGGAGCAGTCGCCTGATCCATCAGGGCCATACTGGTTTCTACGTTCTCGTATGGTTTAAACTCCTTGATAGGACTGCGTTTTTGACTTGCAAGGTCCTCTTCAAATTTAGTTTCAATTCCTTGCAGTGGAGTACCTGCTTCAGTAGAAGTTTTGCCCGCCTTGGTGATGGCCTCAAAGGGATTGTTCATGCCCTCATCAGGAGCCACTGCATCAAAGTTCGCAGCATACACCTTATGAGAAGCACCAACCGTAGCAATCTGGCCTACTTCGACATTGTGTCCATTAGCTGCTTGCTTAACTGCTGTCTCAAGCGCAGCTGCATGGCTTTTAGATCTAAGACCCTTGTAACCGTCGTAGACTTTGCCACCGACAGCAAACAAACCTGCTCCTGCCACAGTGCCGAAGGCAATGTTGGTCAAGGAGTTCATCATGTCATAGTCTGCTTTTTCTTGCGTCTTAGCAGAATAGATCAAAGGTTCAACAGCGAGTGTTCCTACAAAACCAGCCTCTGCACCACGAGCAAGGCGAGCGCCCGTTACTCCAAGCTTGGCATATCTGGCTTCACCGAGAATAGGTACAAAACCAATGGCAAGACCAACGGGATCAAAAATAGCTGTACCCATGGCCAAGCCAAAGCCAATTGAACTGTCAACAAAACCTTGCGCGCGATCAAGCGTGCTACCTAGTTTTAGTTCCTTTAGTTTTCGCTCATGCTGAATTTTTGCAACAAGGCTACTGACTGGTTTGTCCCAAGACAAGTGCCCTGAAATTCCGTATTGAGTGTTTGCCTCGTCTGGCTGCAAAAGAGAAGGACGCTCGGTAAGATTAAACTCGTCAAGTGTCGGTCTATTTTTCCAGCCTTGACCTGAATTTCTAGTTGAGTTTGACCTGCGGTTATACAGCTTTTTTAGTTCGTCATCAGTGTATGTGGTAAGTTCTTCAGCCCTGCTAATTTCTCGCATTCGCTTAATCGAGTCGATACCTGTTTCAGTCCAGCCAAAATCAACAGCAGCATCAGCCACTTGACCAGTAGTAGAACGCAGTTCGTCAAAACCAAATGACTGAAACCACTTAGACGGCGCCAAGGGAGTATGGTTAAAGCCCAACTCGTTAGCTTCACGTAGTTGGGACTCCGTAATCCCCAGACCTTTTCTAGGAATATTGACGTCTTTTTTGATCTTGTCTACCATCGTCAGTTTCCGAACAAAGACCAACTCTTCTTCTTAGGAAGAAGAGTCGGGTTGTTTAGTTGTTGCCAGGTAAGCTCGTATGGCTGGTTTTGGTTGTTCACAACGGGCTCAATTACCCCGCTGACGTCAACAACGAGTTGCAAACCTGTACCATTGGCGTTGTTGATCCAATACGATCGCTTTTCAAGAATTTCAAGGTATGCTTGTTGCCGATACGCCGGATCTTTATTTCCAGGATTCATACTACCAGGAGCCAAGACGGTGTCTAACTGTGTCAACAGTTTGCGGTCTGTCCTTACTCTTTCAGCGTTTGAATGAATGAGTTCGGTGTTGAGTGCTATACCTGTTCCACCAACAAGTTTGGTTTGAATGTAGTAAGTTCCACCCTTTAGGTCATAGCCTTGCGTAACCGTGGCGAACGCTTTGGTCAACGCCTTTTGCATGTCGTTTGAACCCGACGTTGCCGTTGCCAGGTCCATGGCCGCTATCCTAACGGCCAAGGCGCGGGCTGAGTCATAAACACCAAGACGCTCTGGAATGTTGCCACTTAAGGCGCGACGATACTTCTCACCGATTGTCAAAGCAGTGTTTTCAAGGGTGCCCCAGCTGACGCCACGCGTTTGCAAAGACCCTAGGTTGTTTTTGATCACGTCAAGTTTAGTACTCAGAGCCTTAATGATCTGAGGTTCTGCTGGAGTGCCCATAGCGTTAGCAGCCCAGATATACTCAGCAGGTAACGGATTAGGTCCTGTGGTTAGTTGACGCCATACGATTTGTAGATCACCGCGACGCTCTCCATTTTTGCCGCCATGCCTCTCAACAAAGCTGCGCAACCGCTGACCAAGTTGTTCTCCAGTAGTGCCTGTCAAGTATGACTTTTCAGTCTCAACCTGGTTCTTACTAAGCAACGTGATCTCATGATCAGGCACGCCATCGCGGCGCTGTGCAGCAATAATGTGGTCGTTTGCTTCACCAAGTTTGCCGTCTTGCTGCAGCTTAACAATGATTGGGTTACTCCTGTAGTGGGCTGCGGCATCATTTTGACGTTCAGTCAATATGTTGTTGGCGATCTGAGCAACGCCCTGTTGAATCTTAGTTTCATCAGCGGCATTCGCCCCAGCGGGTTTTAAATTTCTAACAGTAGTGACAATGTCAGCGCTTGACATCTTAGAAAAATTAGACGTCACACCAAAGATGCGCTTATTGACTGTGATCTCGCGGTGGGCTTTGCTTGCGATAACGTAAGCTTGTTCTTTACTTTTTGGATCGTTAGGATCTAGAACGGCAAGCACCTTTGCTTGAATTTCCTCAATCTTATTGAAGCCAGCTGGCGTAGTGCCTGTGAGAGCAGCAGCCACTGCATCATCTAACTGACGATCAAGCTCATATCTTGCTTTGACATTAACAAACTCACTAGATGTCTTACTGCTATTCAACAAACGCAGATACTGATCACCTGTAAAACCATAAAGTTTTTCAAGCTTCCATCGACCTTCTGGAGTAGAACCCAGTTGTTTTAGAGCTGCGTGGGCTGCCGCAGGATCATCAGCGATCATGCGCAAGAAAGCCACCTCAGCAATCTTGTTGAGATTTTCCTTGGCTTTTTGAACGGTCGCAGGACGAGCAATTGGCAAGTACTTGTCGGCACCTTCTGGTCTTTCACCAATGGTGGTCAAGCCTTTCATTGAGTCAGGAATCTTGTCCCCATCCATGTCGCCCAAAATAGTGCGCCACACCATCATGGTGCCGTCTAGCTGCGTTGGGTTGTTGGAGACAAAGGTAGCGGCCTTTTCGAGGCCATCTTGCATCCCCACCTCAACGGCCTGCACATGAAATCTACTTTGCTGGTCAATGGCCCTTGCCATAGCAGCTTCACGAAAACGACTTTGAAATTTTAGAAACTCATTCGCAAAGTATTTGTTTTTGTCGCCAAGCGTTAAGTAGTCCTCGCTATTAAGCAACTTGTCTACCATAACCCCGGTTTTTGCTACGAGATCTGGGCCAGCGCCGTCTTTTTCAACAAGGCTTCGGTTGCGATAGTTTTTAAGATTTCTCTCTTCCTCCATCGTGAGTTGCTCAAACTGCTTAGCAAACAGTCCTCCTACGTCAGACGTAGCGATGGCCATGTCTAAAGAGGCTTTTTCACGCTGCTGTTGATCATGCCACTTGTAGGCAATACCAGCAGCTTCACGAATATCTTTACCTGTTTCAGCTATGCCTTGAGAACCAAGAGTAAATGCCGCCCGCTCTCTAGAATCAAGACCCGCTTGGTAAGTAACGGGCAGTTGCCCGCGTCGTTCATAAGTAGGAATTTTTGGCATATTAGCCCTTCCTTGGAGGCTCAATGGTGACCGTTGACCGCGTGGGTTTACTTCCCCAAACGTTCATGTCATAACCCATGTACGCCGTTTGAGCGCTGCCAGTAAGAATAGTTCCCATGGCTGCAGTTTTACCTTGGCGGGCGGCTGTCTTACCTTGGAAGCGAGACAGGTTGGCTTCGTTTTGAAAGTTTTCAGCTTGCAATTCACCACCGTACAGGATAGCAAGTTGCTCCATTGTGCCCTGTATAGTTGTGTCTTCTTGCAAGTCAAGGAACGACCCAGACTTACCAATACCACTTGCACCTCTTGCAGCATTTTGAGAACCAATAAGCCTGCGTAAACGCTGCGCTTCGGCTTCGGCTTCATATTTAGCTTTTTCAAGAGCAGTCTGCTTATTGCGCTCCATGATTTGAGCGTTGTAATTAGCAGCCTTCTTGGCATCTTGTCCTGCTTGGTATTGACCATAGGCCTGCATCGCCGTACCGGCGACCATGGCGGTCAAGATCATAGTTTCAACACCCATCAAAGAACCTCACATATCTGTAGTGATCTTTCTGATCGGGTCCCCACTGCCGCAACGTCGATTCTCGCTCGTAACCCAGCCACTCTAGCCAGCGAATCGCTGTTGAAAAATCTGACGGCACGGTTGTTTGAAGTCGATGCAGTTTGAGTTCCCTTCCTAAAAACTCTTGATTTAGCTTTACGTACTTTATACATTGAATTTTGTGTTTCGGAAATAGTGCGGACGGAATCAAATAAGATTCTGCCACGCCCTTCCAAATGGGAATGACTCCAGCAATTGCAACTGGCCTTGCATCCACAATCGCTGTAAAAGAGATTGAACACTTCTCTAGAGCTACGCCGTTGTGAAGCACGGGCCAGAGAGGTTTGATGAAGTCTAGGTGCCATGATTCAAATGGGACTACTATCATCGTTCAGACACCACCATGGCGTACATAATAGCCAAGATTGTGCAAGGATGCGGCGTGTCAGACTGCACCAGCAACTCAAACTGACGTTCAGGGGAGTGCTGCACTAATACTCGCTTGTCACCCGTAAACAAGCGAACGGAACCCATTGGCATAGCGCCTGAGCGGAATGGGATAACCTCTAAAGCTCCTCCATTAGCTGAGAACTTCATGTTAAACGTGTCAACCAGGCGATAAGTAACTCGCTCAACACGGCGAATCTTACCTTGAGAAGGACCCGTTTGCGTTTGAACCTCAGGATCAAGTGTTCTTACGCGAGCAACATACGGCAGACCAACGCTAATCTTAGACGCTGCGCGAGCAAGTGAAATAGAACCTGAACTTACCACGCGGTCTGGATGAACAGCTCCATCAGCTAGAATTTGAACTGTCTCGCCTTCTAAGTGGTCAAGACCAGACAAGCTGTTGACAGGTGCTCCGTCATAGCTAATACCACTGTCTACAAAGAAGGCGTCTTCAACAACCATTCCCTTGGCGGTATCAAAAGATTTTTCTAAGTACTCTACGTACTGCACAGTTGCACCATCAATCGTTCTTTGAACGATTAGGTACAGCACTTCTTCTGACTCGTCGTTCTTAGGAATCACGGCAATACTCTTGACAACAACGTCTGTTCCGCCGATAATGTGCCGATGCCAAGCCACGACTTCTTGATCTGGCTCGTAAGTTAAGCAGCGAAGTTCACCAGTCTGCAATAACGTCCACACCAAGTTGTCTGGAGAGCGAGCATACGCAATTTGCTTGACGTTGCCAGTTGTGATGTGCTCAGCAAGCAAAGTCAAGTCTACTGAAGCATAGCCGTCAATGTTGATGTCATAAGACAGCTCACGAACTTTTAAACGTGAACGGTCAATGTACAAGGTAGTTCTACTTGCACCAACAGGTCTCTCATTTGCTGTGCCGTCAGTCGTCTCACGAGAGATAGTTGAATTAGAAGGTGTCAGTGCCTCGTAGTTTCGACCTGCGGACAGAATGAATGGACCGTCAGAGGTACCGAGCTGCAAACGCTTTTCGCCGTAGATCCAGCGAATTGCATTCACCTGGTCAGTTGCCAAGGTGAAACTCAGTGCTGAATCGTCAAGCACTTCTGCCTTTGCGTTTGATGGACTAAACGTAGCAAACTCGCCTGTGCGAGTGCCCCAAATGGTCGATGGCTTAGAGTTGCTTGCAGCAAAGAACAGTCGTTCTTGGAAGAACGCTACACATGTTGGCCACCCAAGAGTGTCCGACCAGGCGCCAAGGCGCCAGTCCTTGGTAGCGTTACCAGCTCCTGTAGAACCAAACGGAAAATCAGGATCCACTGAAACGATAACTGTCGTTGGGTTTGTATACGCCGTAATCTTACCGGCTCCCCAAACAGCTGGCGAGCCATTTTTAAAACGAAACCAGCGCCCTACGTCAGTAGCGGCAAACGCGCTTGAACTTGCAGTAACTGTCGAAGAACCAGTTAAACTGGATACGTGCATTGTCACTGAAGTCGTATTGACTTCATTGTAGGGACCGTCACGAGGTTCATAAATATTGATAGACCAGTTAGTAGGTCCTAACCGATTAAGAGTACGGGGCTGATAATTCTTGTGAACGAGATAGAGTACGTCAGCAGATTGAGTAAAGTCTAGGTCATCTAGATCGTTCTCTGTGTACGGGGAAATTAACTCATAAGCTGCAGTACCAGCTGCGTTCAAAAGAACCCCCTCGTTGCGATAGAAGCGAACGTAGAGGTGTCCAAACTCAACCATGTAGGCTTGCTCAGTTGAAAAAATAAATGGAACTAGTTTTGTCTTCTTGTCACTAAACTTAACTTCCTCGATGTAGCGCGTACCTGATCTTTTAGTGGTACCTCCGTGAGGGAAGATGATAAAGTTTTCGCAGCGCTCGACTGAGGTTGCGTATTTTTGCAAGTCAACGCGACCATACAGGCGAGGAGAAATCTCTCCGCCGGTAAAGTTTGTTTGAATAGGCGTTGTCTTAGACATTCATTACCACCGTGGAGGAGAAGTCAAACGAGAATCAGCAATGCCAAACCGACTGTTCAACCAGTAGTCGGCATCAAGAACCTCTTGTGAATTTTCTTGAGCATCGACAAACTTAGCTTCACGCAATTTCAACTCATACAGTTGCCACATCTGCTCCATTGACGTAGTTGATTGAAGCAACGGGTGAGCTAAGTCAGCTGCTAGGCGAGCAGCTAAAGCATCTACAAGCAAGGTATCATAGCTAGGTACGTCAGTTAGCAGTGCGACGTATTTTATTCTTAGCGTATTCCCATCATAGAGAATACGTCTTGATTCAATTGAATAACGTCCATTGACGTCTTCAAGTGTCAACAGACGCAAGAAGTCTGCTGGCAAAACAAACTGGTGAGAGTACTCGTAAGCAGGCGTCACGTTGTCAAGAGGCAAAGCCACGCGGCGCACAAGGCAATTCCAAGGATGCGCACGAAAGACGGCTGCGCGACTATCATCATAAAGACGACGAGACGTTGCTGCTGCCTTAGTAGGATCAGACAGCGAGTTGATTGGGTCTACGCCCAACAAGGTAAGCGATCTGTTTACGATTTCAATGTCTGATGCTGCCATGTGCCTCTCCTAACAAAAACGGGAGACCGTGCCTTACGGCCCGATCCCCCGCACTACCGGTGTTTCTTTGACTTAGTCGAGTGTGTACAGGATCTGACCGTTCAAAGTAGCTGCGTCTGGGATCGTACCGCCGGTGATAGTTGCACGCACAGTCAAACCAGTCTTGCTAGACAGTTTAGACGATGCAACACCGTTGATAGAACCAGCAGTAGCAACCGAGGTGTTCGCCAAGAAGGCGTCATCGTCGGCAGCAACAGCTGCATTTGAAAGGTTAGTGTAGCCTGTGTGCCCGACTTTGACAACGCGTGATGCGCCAAGAGCTGAGTTGACAATCTGCACACCAAGGATGCGCACAGTGCCAGCAGGCAGTTGGCATAGAGTCACGGTATCGCCATCGGCACCTGCGCCTGACTGAGTAAAGTCAAACGCACGAACGCGGACACGACCGTGCTCATCACACACATCATTCATCGTCGCAGGAACGGTCTGTGTGTTACCGTATTGCGTGCTGTTTTGGTTAGCCATAATAAATGTTCCTCCTGTTATGGGCATTATTCAGCGCAGATGACTTCAACTACTTTCTCTTCTTCCATACGGGTTGCACCGAAAGAAGCAGAGACGTAGACTTGAGTCGAATTGCGCTTGTCGCGACGAGGACCGATGTCAGTAACGATGTCCTGACCAACAGCTACGAGCAGACCTGATTGAGCCCAGGCACAGACGCGGCGATGGTTAGAAGCATTGGTACGAACCAGTTCAGTACGAACAAATTCAAAACCCATGAAAGTGTTGAGTTCACCTTGTACCAACGCGCGAACAGTGTTGTAGTCGGCGCTAGAAACTTCGGTAGTACGCAACAGATCAGTCACTTGTTTTGCGGTAACTGCAATATAGCGGCGCTCTGTAGGATCTACCTCGTTTGCGTCAAGGATTTGTTTTGCCTTGCGCAGTTTAGCGATAGTCAAACCTGAGTTAGCTGTTGCACCGGTTTCCACGTAGTCCACAGCGATTTGCTGCGAGCTTGGGAAAGTCACGGTAGTAGCACCAGTCTTGCCAGTATATACAGAACCAAAAGCAGCGTCAAGAATCACTTCGTCCATCTTACGGCCGAGCGCATAAGCGGCGTTCTGGCTATAAGGCGAGCTAGGATCAATCAGCATACGAATGCGATCAGGACGATCGATCAGGTCAGCCCAATCGAAATCGCGCAAAGAAACGCGACGACGATCGTGCGGCACATTGATCAATGGGGTGTCTTGATGGCGGCCGGTAACCTCTTGAGCAGTGGTCGCACCAATGCGATCGTAGAACTCAAACTCAGCATTTTGAGTTTCAGCACGTACGAGAGCACGCAGACGCGAGCCTTTCTGCTGGACAAGGTGTTCAACGTTGGCACGGTACTGCTGTACGAATGCCGTAGTGATTTGAATGGACATTATGTCCTCCTCATTCAGTTAAAAGTTAAAAACACGTTTGCTCGCAGAGGCTGCCCAAAGATCGGACCCCCACATACCCTTCTGGCTAGGCGACGCCCACGGACCCTTTCGGGTTGCCCGTAATTAGATAATACAGCAAAAGCCGGAAAAATAAACTAGCCCAACATCTTAGTTTTTCCGGTCTTCCCATCCTTGTCTCGGACGGAAGTCGTACCCATGTTGACTGTGCTTGTGTCTACAAAGCGCATGTCCTTCTGGATTTTCTTCACGACGTCGTCCACATCATTGTTGACAGGCTTGGCTTTAAGCCGCTCAGCAAGAATCTCGGACATACTCTTTTGAACCTCAGACGGCAGTGACGTCGACTTGACCGCGTCTCGGACGATCTGTTCTTTCTTGATTTCCTGAGACGGCAGATTGCTAGTAACCATCTGCTGGAGTTCTTCCAAGTCTTTCGAATTTTTGCTGAGCAGCGTTTTCATACCTGTGTTACCTCATCTGGATAAGCAAAGCCAAACAGGTCTTGCATCTTCTTCACAGCTTCCGCGTGACCTGTAGCCCCTGGAGTCATGTAGGAGTTCATGAAATCCTTGTCTCGCTGCATGCGAGCAATCTCTTGACGAGCAGAATCAGGAGTCATAGTCCATCCTCGCGACTGGCCTGGGCTTGCTAGTGCCTCTTGCATTTGTTGTCCAATCTTGGCGAACATCTTTACAAACATAGGATGATCACCAAGGCCTGTTTGGTCTAGCCAAGTCATTAGCTCTTGACCACCAAAAGTTTCAACAGCGCGAACAGCAAGGTCGACTCGCTCATCAAACGCTTTGCCAAACTCGCGCTTGACATCAGCCACCCACTGTTCACGAGCAGCTGCACCGCCTTGAGTCACAGCGGTATGCTGTTCACCAACATACGCCATGTATTCTTTAAAAATACCGTCAGCTTGTTTTTGAGTCAAGCCATTGGCATGGAAAATCTTTTTAAAGCGGTCGAGAGCCTGTGGTTCAAACGCCAAACCATCTGGCACAACACCATTAGGTTCTAGTTTGTAATTGCCGTCTCCAGGACGACCAAGGCGCTCGTAAAACATGTCCCATTCAGATTGATCAGACGTGTCGCCAGGAATAGCGATCTTGTCTTTACCAATCATGCGCTGAGCATGCACATATGACTTTGCAAGACCATTCAGGTCTTTAATGTCTGCCAGAGTGGGATCTGCGCGCAACGTTTCATCTAAAGAAGCTCGCCAATCCATCGCTGAACCGGCAGAGCTGCCCCCAGCGTCACCAGCACCTGCTCCGGCGCCAGCGTCACCCATGGACCCTCCGTTCATATCACTCATTTTGTAACTCCTCAAGTTGCTTCAAAAGTGCCCTTGGGTCCCTTTCCAAAAACCGCAAGATGCTAAGTACTAAGCGGCGTTGACCTTCACGGTGCGCCGTCTCAGTAGGATCACCTGACACGTACGTGGTATCTGCTATGAACCCAACCTTGCAGAGGTGTTCAAGCACACGTTCGCCATCAGGCGTGGAAAAGACTTTCTTGTAGCTGTCGTTTAACTCAACTACAGTTGGTTTCTTAGATCGGGGCACCTGGTACTCCTGAAGCTCCTGGCTCAACACCTAAAGCAGGAGGCGGTTGCATTGCGCCTTCTGGCATAGTGGCAGCAGCAGTTGCTGCATCCTTAGCCATGGCCGCCATCTCTCGGTTCTTAGCCATATCGAGTTGTTCTTGTGCTTGTTGTCCTTTTTGCTCTCGCATCTTCTGAAGCTGCTCTAACGGCATCAATGTTTCAAGCGGGGCATCAAGCAGTTTTGCTGCCCAGCGTACCGTGCCATCAGCATCAATGTTGTCAAAGACTTCTGGCTTGACATTGGCCAAAGGTACGAGCGACTCCATCAAGCGAGTGAAGTTAAACAGCTGTTGTGTCTTTTGTGCGCGTGCCACTGGAGACACATAATCAATGCGAGTGTTGCGGCCACGAATCTTTTGAGGTGCCGGTGGCAGCATGTTGCGGCGAACCATAATGTTGAAGACACGATCGATCATGGGACCAAGCAACTCAAACTGCAAGCGACCAACCATAGGACCCATGAGACGCATACGCTCTTCTTGACGCTGCAGCACTTCAGTAGCCGTCATTGAAGGACCTTCACGCATCTGCATCCAGTCAACGTGGAACGTTTTTAAGATGTGCGTGCGGCGTGAATCAATAAACTCAAGCCCAATGTCAGGACGAACGCCTTCAACAAGAGGCATCACCTTGTCTTGTGTCCCTGAGCGGTAGTAGTTCAAGCCCCCTGGAATAGTGCGCAACGGCAGCATGAAGCCATCGTCAGGAACAAGCAAGGGAGGATCAGTGGCCTTTTGAGCAGCCTTAATGACTGTCTTGCTCATCTCATTGACCATCTTGATGTCTGGCATAGCCGTCATAGCAGGAGACCTGCCATAGACTTCACCTGCAGTCTTAGTCCAACGAGGCACCATGTATGGGAACTCGTTAAAGCCGCTGAGATTAAGCAGCAACTTCTCTTCTTCCAAGATGTATGCGCTCATGAAGGGCATGTTCTTGGCAAGCTTGCTGTCAGGGTTAAATGTGTCTCGAGGTTCTACTGCATGAATGCAAGTAAATTCCTTGTGAGGATCTTTGTAGACGTTCTCAATGAACTTCTCAGGCAAAGCATCCTTATACATCTGGAGCAGCTGACGACCTGTGTGCTTGTACTGTCGATACAAGGTATCAACGTTGCCTTCTGCGTTCTCAGCAATGTAGCACTCAGCCAGATGGTAAGTTCTGAAATTGATAGGGCGACCTGGTTTGTCTTCAACGTACAAAACACCGGTGCCGTAAGAGCCGAGGTCTAAGTACAGCTCGTGAATCATCGAGCCAAAGTTAGAGTTTGGCGAATGAAAGACTTCGCGGAACATCATCTCCACGACGCCCTGCAACCATGCTCTAATTTCCTCAGACTCTTCTTCTTTGGCGCGTTCAAGCAAAAGCGTGAACCACGTCTCTGAAGGAGCCGTTAAATAGCCGTGCAGACCAGAGGCTAGCTGCTCGTTCGCAAGCGGAGCCGTCGAGTCATAGACCCTGTCATACCGTGTTCGGTCGCCCTGGCTACGTTGAGCGTTGAAGTCGCCGCGTCTGGGGTTGACATAGTCTGTGCAATCTTGCCACAAACTTTCCCAAGGGCTGCGAATCTGCTTTAGTTTTCCTAGACGATCGATCGTGGTAGCGACAAGCTTTTTATCGTCTTGTCCCTTATCCACGATTAACTACCGCCAAGAGGTGAGCGAGTACCAAGCAGTTTTTTCTTCTGCAGCTTCTCCATACCGATCGAGACGCCTTGAGCCCCGGTCAACATGGTGCCTTCGCGTGTTTGAGTGCCTTCGCCCTCAGTTTTACGCACTTGATCAACAGCGTCAGCTACTGCTTTATCAGAAGTCTTTGGAGCTTCTGGAGCAGGGGCCGGAGCTGCTGGACTGCTGGGGGCTAACCCCAATGTTTTACCTAGCCATCCACCACACATAACTATCTCCTTTTCTTAAAAAGGTTACCTACAACCTCGTAACCCAGGAGATGGTACAGTTGTGCCGTTCTCTCTGGGGCTACTTGAGTCGACGTGGCAGGAACGATTTCCTTTGCACCACGCGCAAATGCCCAATCCTCAAATGCCTGGACTAACTTGACTGCAGCCAAACCGCCGCGTTTCGTTGGATCAACGTACAACGCCAGATCGACTGCCATCAGATCCTTGCTGAAATAATACTCTGTTAGCAAGCCCAGGTACATCCCGATTATAGTGCCGTCTTTTTCGGCGACGTACAAGAAATATTCGTCAGGCAAAGTAACCATCAGGGTCAAGAGATGAGCCACCTTTTCGGGATCATATGTACAGACCTTGCCGTAGGCCGACTCGTTGAACATCCGTTCACCAAGCTCGTTGATGATCGGCACGTCAGCGTGAGTTGCCGGTCTAATCATAGGATCTTGTATTCCATGTCAGCCATCCGAGGAAGCTTGCGCTGGCTCATGTCTAGCTGATCGCGGATACCGACGCACATGTATCGGAAAGCGTCGGCTGGGTGACTGGTCCAGTCATGTAACGGACGATCTCTGAAGACTTTGTTCTTCTCGTCAAAGTCTTTTCGGTACTGGCGCAAAGACTCGATAAGGTGGCTGCACTTCTTTTCGTCAAACCAGCACTTAGGTAGCGTGGTTCGGACGGCTTCAATACCGTCATCGATCCTAAGGTTTGGTACCACTCTGAACCTGAGGCCAAGTTCTCTGGCAACTTCAAGTCGAGACTTACCGCTGCCAAGCTCACGAACTTGAATATCGTGCGGGGCCAAATGTTCTCCATAGACGTACTCTTTCTCCTTGACGATCTTGGCGTAATGCGCAATGCCTTCACCGGAGTTTTCGTAGTAGTCGATGATCCGAATCTCTTGGCCGTGCTTCTGATAAAAAACTATTGCAGTCGAGTCTGAGACACCAAGATCCCAGGCCGTATGGACCTCAAGCCGGGGTTCATAGGGGAGACTTCCTAACCGGCCGTCGGCAAGCAGTTTGGCCATGGCAGTACCATAGTAGCTGCCAACAAGAGGCGCATCAAAACTGCAATAGAACTCTTGCTGGATCATCTCCTCAGGCATGCCGGCATGACGTTCTTCTTCTACGGCGTCTGATGAAATGGCCCTGGTATCGTCAACTGTCAGTGTCTGCTGAAACCACTTTTCGTTTCGTCTTGCCATGTTAAGCAAGTCATATCCATGGTTTCGACCTCGAGCGGTATAAATAAATAACGCCCATCCTCCATTCTCAGCCAAGATGGGACGAATGTAATCCCATGCACGGGGATCTTGGAGGGAGTATTCAGAGAAGACGACTCCAACGGGATTGGCACCGACCAATCGGTCCACGTTGTCGGTACCCACCACCTGATAGATTGAGCCATTCTTCAGAGTCAACCGCATCTCGGTGTTGTTGACTGCCTCCCACATCTCTTTGGGAAAGTGCTCGATAAACTTGCGGCCATCACGCGTCATCCCATCCCAAGCAATCTTCCGACCCTGGTTGTAAGTCGGAAACAAGTGCCAGTACAACCCTGGCCTCGTCAAGGCTGAGACTGCGCACCAGTTGACAGATAGCAAGTCCTTGCCGGCACGCCGGTGCCAAACGGCAACTGCTCGCTTGCCGCCATCTTCTAAGAATTTCCAGAGAGGAAATTGGTAAGGCCTGGGCGCCCAATCAAGTGGTACCGTTATCTCCGCCATCGACGTCCTTTGCAACGTCGCTAAACCGTACGACGTTAATGTTGAATGAACCGCTGCCCTCGATCTCCATCTCGACAGCCTTGCGCTTTGGAGCCACATACTGCGCCAGTTCTTTAAAGGCCTGGAACTTTAACTCTTGACTCGCAGTCGGATCAGCAGCAATCATGGCCATGCCCTCAATCGGGTCACAGTCTAAGGCTGCTAGCTTGTCTTCAATCTCCTGGGTTCGCTTGTTCTTGGAGCCAGCAGGACGACCGGCTCCTTCGCGTTTACCACCAATTTGTGCCATGGTCAGTACCTCCTAGCCAGATAATATAAGGACTTTTGCCGATTGTACACTAAGTCCCTTGAAAAGTCCCTGGGATCATGGGTTATTGGCATATTGTATTGATTGGCATTCTCTGCTTTTTTCACACACAGTGCAAATTTTTTCCCTATACTATAGCCAATATGCACGGATTTTTGCCGATCTACCTTTCGACGCCCCCGCAGAACCACTGACCAGGCGCTTTTAGGCCCGCGCCCGGACGCCGACGCCCCGGGCCCCGGTCCTGGGTCCTGGCCGCGAGCCGGCAAGAAACATGCCTCTATATATAGAGCCATCAATCGAGGGCTGAAAACAGTGCAGAATTAACGGAAATAAGCAGATCGAGGACCAGGGATCAGGGCAAACGGACAACGGCGGAAGGACGGGAGGATAGAAATGGCAGGGAGTGAGGAGGAAAAAGGTTGATTTTTTATCAGTGGAAGAAAGAGGTGTGATGAGGGTCAGAAGAGTCGACGGTCTTCAACAACTCGAACTCTGACGGAAGAAGGAAAAGAAGAGGTTGCGAGGTTGATAAGTTTTATTGATCAAAAGCAGGATTCCAATAAAAATAATTTACGCACAAAGTTGTGTACTTTTCGAACAAATGCGGTACAATCAACTTACGGGAATAAATCTCGTATATAAAGGAGAAAGTCATGATCACAATCGATTTGAATGGTCCACAAGGTAACGCGTTCTACCTTATTGGTCTTGGCAAAAAACTCGGACGAGAGTTGGATCGTCCGTGGAAACAAGTGAACGATGTCGTCAATGAAATGATGAGTGGTGATTACCAAAACCTTCTCGACGTCTTTGCTCGAGAGTATGGTGATTTTGTGGAATTCACGGGAGAAAATGATGGCGAAGAATTTTGAAAAAGTAGTGATGACGCGTGAGGAGGCGATTGATCGCCTTCTCGATACGTGGGCGGATTTTTATCGTCAAGATCCGCACCAAGCAATCGAGAACATTCTGTCCATTTACAAGAGTGGACTGAAGGGCTACGAGAAAATGACCAGCATCGAACTCATACGGGAGCTGGAAGGTTCGACTTTTTATGGTGAAGACGTGGAGATCACGATTAGAAAGGAGATTGGTGATGGTGAACCAGTTTGAAGTTTTAACCCGCAAAGATGATCTATCTGCCTTCAATGGCGGGAGTCTGAAGGGGTATGTCAGGACAGATTTCCAGAGGCTCTGCGAGCTTTTTGGAACCCCAACTCATGGACCATTCGATTCAGGGGGAGACAAGGTAACGTGTGAGTGGCGGATCATTACTGAAGAAGGTCTTCGCGTGACGATCTACGACTGGAAGACAAATGGCACTCCAATGGACGAGTACGAATGGCACATTGGCGGACACGCGTTTGAGAACATCGATTGGGTTGGTAGTTTTGGTTTGCCGGTGTGGAGGTGGAAATGAACGTCACAGCAAAGACAGGGATCATCGGAGTCACGGTGGAATTGACGACAGATGAAGCGCAGGCTTTGATGGCGTACTTCGACTGGGGATTGGACATTCTATCCGAAGTTTTGGAAGAAGAAGATCCAGGGATGACAGGGTTGCTGCCAGGGGATCTGGAGGTGCTCAAGCGCTTGCGGTCCAGTATTGCCTCTATTAGTATAGGGAAAAAATAAATTTTTTCTCTCATTCTTAGTCCCCTTGGCCAATCAATACAATAACCCAATAAGCCCTTGAATTCGCATATACTTAGAGGGCCCAAAAGTTATTAACAAAATGCGCCAATAATCTGATCGAACTATGTACGTGATTCTTGGTCCATGGTACGATGTAATTCCGCACTTTTGCGGACATAAAGGAGAAAGTATGAAAGTCAGTGAGTTGTCTGAAATATTGGCCGATCACCGGCCAGACGACATTGTCGTCATTGCCAAGGGTCATGCAAGACCTTTCGCATCCGGGGTTCGTGGGGTCGTGAAGCCCACAACTGGGTCACCAGTCTTTTTAGTCGAGGACTACGACACCCAGCCTTTGAACATCGACGTCTGGAGGCTTCTCGATGAATAAGATTGAAGACTGCACCACGCTTGACGAGTTGCGGAAGTATTCGATGCAAGAACTTTCAAGCTTGTATTCGAAGATCGTTAAGACCCATGCTCCCAAGTTCTCGGACAAAGGTGCTGCTGCCAAGCGCATCCTTCCGTTACTAGAGCAAAAACGTGCCGAAGCCAAGTTGACCGTGGTTCCTGCTCCCAAGTTCTCGGTCCATCCAACGGCTGATGGTGGCGCTATCGTCAAGGTCCGTGGTCGTCCGTCTGGTCAGTTGGCTTCTCGGATTTATCACTTCAACTTCGGTAAGTTTTACGACCGTGAGCGTGACTTTGCCCCGCAAGCTCGTCAGATCATGCGTGCTTTGGCAGCCAAGAACGTGGAGACCGTCACTGAAGCTGAGTTGATCACCTTGATCGATGTCAAGACGAAGCAAAACCCGTGGCGAATCTTCCAGTACTACCGCCCACAGTTGATTAACCGTGGTGTGCTTAGACTCGAAAATGCGTAACCCGTCTGATTTTGAAGCTTTGCTGATTATGATCGCCATCCCCGCAGCAGTGGTAATTGTACTAGTGCTATTATTCCTGCTCCGGGCGGCAATTTTCGGCATATAATTGCCATTCACACTCTTAGAAAGGAGAATTTTATGGCCCACTTAGTTGAATCTATGGCATACGCCAATTCTGTTCCCTGGCACGGTCTTGGTACCCAGGTCAGCGATGCTTTAACCCCTGACGAGATGCTGCAAGCTGCAGGTCTTGACTGGACCGTTAGCCGTCGTTCGATCTTCACTACCCAGACACCAGGCGACATCCAAGCCTCTGAAGGCACCTTGAAAACCAACGATTGGGGCTTGCTTGTCCGTGATTCAGACAACAAGATCCTAGGTCCTTGTGGCAAGAACTACATTCCGATGCAAAATACGGAAGTTTTTCGCTTCTTCGACAAGTTTGTCAAGGCCGGTCACATGAAAATGGAGACCGCAGGTTCCTTAGACGGAGGTCGTCAGATCTGGGGTCTTGCAGCCATCAACCAAGGCTTTTCGTTGCCAGGCGGCGACGAAGTCAACGGTTATTTGCTGCTCAACCAGCCGCACGTTTGGGGCAAGTCCTTGACCATCATGTTTACTCCGATCCGAGTCGTCTGCAATAACACCCTGACTCAGGCTTTGGGGCAAGCTGGCCAACGGTTTACCATGTCGCACATACGCCAGTTTGACCAGGATGTCATCGAGAAGGCCGAAACAGCCTTAGGCCTTGCTACCCATCAACTCGATGCTTTCAAGGTCACCGCGGAGCTCCTAGCAAGAGTGTCGTACCAAGAAAAGCAGGTCACCGAGTACATCGCCAAGCTGTTCAGTCCTGCACTAGCCGAATCAGGCGGCGAGATTACCCGAGACCTGTTCACAAGGTCTGCGGACGAAGTCTATAATTGCATTCACACGCAGCCAGGTGCCGAACTGTCCGAAGGATCTTGGTGGTCTGCCCTGAATGCCGTGACGTTTTACGTTGACCACAAGGCCGGTCGCAATCGCGATGCTGCTTTGAATTCGGCGTGGTTTGGCCCGCGTGCCGCTCTCAAGCGGAAGGCCTTAGACTTGGCAGTCGAGTACGCGCAAGCTGCCTAACAGGAGAAACCAGGATGGTGACTTACCGCTTTATTCAGGTGCCAGATGTATCACTTGCAAAGCAGGCCAAGGCCATTCTGGCGATCATTGAGGAAGCTGGCGAGATCGGTAAAACCGAACTTTTGTCCGTTGTCGGCCAACGCCTCAAGAGTCGTCAGAAGCCGCAACGTCTGCTCAGCTATTATCAAGGCAGCTTAATTAAGACAGGCAGCATCGAAGCAATCCGTTCCGTGCTACGATAGTCACGGAGTCGTTCCGAGGCCGACTTTAAACGCCTCGACCACCCCTTAGAAAGGAAAATGTATGGCTAACGAAAGAGGAAAAGCAATCGATAAGACATTCCTGTCTGTCGACAATGCTGAAGAACGCGGTTTCTTGCACCGTGATTACATCGCCCATTGTCTTCGCTGGACGCATGTCGTCAAGTGGCTGCATCAGGGCGGCAAGTACAAGACGGCTCGGATTCTTGACGTCGGTTGTGGCAAAGAGATGCCATTGGCCAAGCTCATGCATTCGTCACGCCTTGGTCCCCAGTTCTATGCTGCTGCAGACGTCAGCAAGCTTAGCATGCCTGAACAGTTTGCCAAGTCAACTTGGAAACCAAGCCAGTTGCTCAGTGAGTGCGATGCTGCCGTCTTGAAACCAGAGCAATTAGAACAGGTGCCCAACACAATCGTCTGTTTTGAAGTTGCCGAGCACATCGAGCCAGAACATTGCCGTCGCCTGTTGACGAACTTTGGTGCTCTCCTTGAAGACGACGGTACACTGTTCATCTCAACTCCTTGCTGGGATCCTGATGTAGGTGCTGCTGCTAACCACGTCAACGAGATGACGTACCTTGCCTTTGGCGCCCTGCTTGAAGACATTGGTTGGCGTGTCGAAGGTCACTGGGGCACGTTTGCCTCGATGCGCGATTACAAAGACGAGCTACCACCAGCACACAAAGAGGTGTTTGATGCAATGCGAGACTACTACGACAGCAACTACTTGGCGACCATCTTTGCGCCGCTGTATCCTCAATACAGTCGCAATTGTCTGTGGCAGCTTAAGTGGAAACCAGGCGGCAGCCGACAATTCCCTGATCTACGCGATGTCGAAGGACGTTGGGGTAGTTCAGAGAAGTGGAGAGAACTGCTTGCCTAATGTGGGTTGGTTTTTTGTGACGATGATCTTATTGATCATCGTCGTTCTATGGATTCAAATTAGAAAGGACAAACATGTGGAACGACATCAAAGCATTTCACGAGAAATTCGGTCTTCAGTACGAAGGACCGCCGAGAGATCTACCGAGGGAACTGGCAAGCTTCCGGATCGGTTTCATTTTTGAGGAACTCGATGAACTCATTATCGCCGAAAATAAAACCGATCAGCTCGACGCGCTGGTGGACCTCTGCTACGTGGTCATGGGCACTGCTTATCTACAAGGCTTCGACTTCCAAGCCGCGTGGGACCGTGTCCATGCTGCAAACATGGCGAAGGTCCGTGGCCCGTCAGCGCGCAGTCAGGCTTTCGATGTCATCAAGCCCGAGGGCTGGACTGCTCCAGATCTATCGGACTTAGCAGGAGAAAGCAATGGCTGACTACGTTAAGTTCATTGCTGACACTCAGAAAGAAGCTGAGGAAAAAGCCGCTGAATACGTCAAGACCGAAGACTTCATGCGTCAACCGCATGTGTATTCGTCATCTCCCACTGAAAATGGCAAGTGGCTTGTCATCGTAAAACTATGGGGGCTTGACTGATGACTCCAATTAAACCAACATTGGCAAAACGCGCGCCTCGAGGCATGGAGATGGCAAGACTTGGCAGCAGAGAAATGCGTGAGTTCATTGAAGCCGAGGCTATCGACATCTTCGCCACGATGACAAACGGCGGCTGCACATTTCAACAAGCTCTTGCCGCCATCTTCCTGTCTGGCATGAATGCAGCAGAAAGCGCAAGGAGACCATCATGATCTTTATTCTTGAAGGACCCGACGGCGTGGGTAAGACAACACTTGGCATGCACATGGCAAAGCAACTCAAAGCAGCATATTTGCACCTGAGTTATCGCTGGCCTGATCACATGTTTGAGTATCACACCGCAGCTATTCGCTGGGCTATTCGCAAAAGCCGTAAGCAACCTGTCATCATTGACAGGTGGTGGCCAAGTGAAGCCTTGTATGCTGCTGAGTATCGCGGTGGCAGCAAGTGGAGTCAAATGGGCCGCATGATGGATCGCATTGCACGCAAGCATGGTGCTGTGTACATCTACTGCTTGCCTGAAGACCTTGTCGAGTACGAAAAACGCTTTGACAAGTTAAAGATAGAGCGCGAAGAGATGTACGACAACACAATGGGCGTTGCCAAGCGGTACCTATACTTGTGGCATGGCGATCGCGTGCACATTCCAAACGAGAACTACACCGATCTTTTGATTCGCACAGGCGGCGTCAAAGATCGTCGTGATCACATCAAATATTCAATTGAATCATGGGGAGACAAGCTTGATCTATTTACTGAATACGCCTATGACCGTGCTGTGGAGAGAATGGGCTCTCAACTGCGCGAGTCTATGGATGAACCTAATTTGCTTGGACACGTCACAGAAGCCAAGTACGTCTTTGTCGGCGAGCGAGTGAGGCCCAAGCACAACAACCTTGAGTGGCCTTGGTATGACTACGGCAATTCAAGCTTGTACCTTGCGCAGGCGCTGCACGAAGTTCCTGTGCGTGAAGAGATCTTGATGTGGGGTAATGCCCTCAATGACGACGGCACGACAAATAAAATCTTGCCTGTCCTTGCTGAAGCAAAACCAGAACTTAAATTCATTGCAGTTGGCAAGGTTGCATTGTCATACCTCGGCAAACAAGGCATTGAAATCTTTGAACACGTGAAGCATCCAGCCTTTGTGAAGAGGTTTGAAGGCGACACATCATACATGAGGGAGATACTAAGACATGCCATCCACTAACAAAGAATGGTTGAAGACCATTGAACAGTGCATGCGTTGGGGCAACGTGGTTGCTCCTCGCGGTAAGAAAATCAAGGAGTTGCTTGGTTATCAGACGATGATACCTATGGAGTTTCCCGTGTTGACCGTTGAGGAGCGCAAGCTTGGCTACAAGTTCATGGCTGCTGAAGCTGCGTGGATCTTGAGTGGCGACAACCGCGTCAAGACAATTGCGCCTTACAGCAAGGCCATCAGCAATTTCAGTGATGATGGTTACTTTTACCACGGTGCTTACGGGCCCATGATTCGCGATCAATTGCATTTTGTGATTGATGCCTTAAACAGTGACCCTGATACACGGCAAGCGGTCTTGACCATTTGGCGTCCAAACCCAAGGCCTAGTAAGGACATTCCATGCACGGTCTCGATTCAGTTCTTAATTCGTGATGGGCATTTGCACGTAGTAGATACCATGCGCAGTTCAGACTTGTGGCTTGGTTGGCCGTATGACGTCTTCAATTTCAGCATGCTTGCACGCTACGTGATCTGTCATCTCAAGCAAAAGCCAGAACTTGGCAACTTAATCTTGCAAGCAGGCAGCATGCACTTGTATGAAGAACAGTGGTCAGCAGCAGAAGATCTATTGGGCAAAGCCACAGAAGGACCAGCCATCATTGTGCCATGGTTCGAGGATGGCGATGAATTGATTGACTGGCTATGGGAGCAAGCAAATGGCAACGGTATTCAAGAGACCTGATCAAGATGCGTACTTTCTGGCTATGGCAGCTCTTGTCTCATTACGCGCGACGTGCCGGAGACGTCGTGTGGGATGTGTACTCGTGGATAGTAATCGTCACGTTCTCGCTACTGGGTATAACGGTGTTGCTCGTGGGCGTGACCACTGTCTTGATCACCCATGCGCTGGCGCTGGTTTTAAACCTGGCATGGGGTTGGATCAATGCGAAGCGATCCACGCCGAGCAGAACGCGATGCTGCAATGCCAAGACACACAACGCATCGAGACCGCGTACATTACGGTGAGTCCATGCATCACGTGCGTAAAGTTATTGATGAACACTGGCTGCAAACGAATTGTTTTCATAGAGCCCTATGCACACAACCAAGCAGCCGACTTATGGAAAGGTGAATGGATTCACTATGGAACAGTTGACAATGTTTATGCCGAACTCAGGTTGGCAGCCTCCAAAGGAGTTCCCGAATTTGACGAACGTCAAGAGGATCTCTTTGGACTGCGAGACCAGGGATCCGCATCTGATGGAGAGAGGACCGGGCGGCGTGAGGTACGACGGGGAAGTTGTGGGGGTGAGTCTTGCGACTGAAGACCAAGCTTGGTATTTTCCTTTTGCCCACGGCGGCGGCGATAATCTTGACAAGCAGCATGTGCTTCGCTTCCTTGAAGACGTGCTTGCAAAAGATACGGAGAAGATAGGGGCGAATCTCATATACGACCTTGAGTGGTTGCGTGCAGAAGGCGTTCAAGTCAATGGTCCCATACGCGACATCCAAATCGCGGAGCCGCTTATTGACGAGAACCAGTCCAGCTACAGCCTCTCGGCGCTTGCTAAGAAGTACCTTGGCGAAGACAAAGATGAAACGCTACTTAGACAAGCGGCCCATGCTGCTGGTGTCGATCCCAAGGGAGGACTTTGGAAACTGCCGGCCAGGTACGTGGGTCCCTATGCCGAAGCCGACGCAGCTCTTCCACTCCGTATTTACGATCTTCAGAAAAAGATCTTGATGCAAGAAGACTTGTGGGACATCTTCGTCCTCGAGTCTGATCTTGTACCCATCATGCTTGACATGCGGTTTAGGGGCGTCCGCGTTGACGTCGATAAAGCCGAGCAGCTAAACGACCAAGGCTTAAAAGACGAAGCCAGGTTACTCGGCGAACTGAGAGATCTCGTCGGTTACGTAATCGACCCATGGTCAGGAGATGATCTTGGTAGAGCGTTTAAGAAGCTTGACATCTGGTATCCTGAGACGGCTAAGGGCAATGCCTCGTTTACTGGCGACTGGTTGGCAAGCCACGAACTTCCTGTTCCTAAGAAGATTGCTGAGTATCGTAAACTAAATAAGATGCGCCGTGATTTTATTGAGGGCATGGTCCTTAAGATGGAACACTCAGGTCGCATCCACTGTCAGTTTCACGCGCTGCGTAAAGACGAGTCAGGCACTAGGTCAGGACGGTTCAGCAGCTCGATGCCTAACTTGCAGCAAGTGCCAGCTCGTGACGAGCATTGGGGACCCTTGATTCGCGGTTTGTTCTTGCCTGATGAAGGCATGGAGTGGGCTAGCTGCGACTACAGCCAGCAAGAACCTAGGATCTTGGTGCACTATGCAGATCTGCTTGGTTTAAAAGGCAGTGAAGAAGCGGTCAGGACTTATTCTGAATCTGCTGATACTGACTTCCACCAAATGGTTGCTGACATGGCCGGCATCAAGCGTAAGCAAGCCAAGACCGTGAACCTCGGTATGTTCTATGGCATGGGCATTTACAAGCTCAGTCAAGAACTTGGTCTCAGTCAAGACGAAGCTCGTCCCTTGTTTGAGCAGTACCACGACCGGGTTCCGTTCGTCAGGCAACTCAGCCAACGTTGCACACAATCAGCCACGCAGAAAGGCTGGATCAAAACTTTGCTTGGACGCAAACGGCACTTTGATCTTTGGGAACCGGCAGATAGTCAGAACACTTGGCCTAACCGCGAGAACCCACTGTCTCGTGAACAGGCAGACAAGGTGTGGCAAGGCAGACCTTTACGTAGGTCGATGACACACAAGGCACTGAATGCCTTGATTCAAGGTGGTGCTGCAGACATGACAAAGAAAGCCATGGTCGATCTGTACAAAGCAGGCGAGATCGCTCACATTCAAGTGCACGACGAACTTTGCTTTAGTGTAAAGGATCGGGCTCATGGCGAACGAATTCAGAACATCATGGAGCACTGTGTTAAAATAGCAGTACCCATCAAGGTCGATTTAGAAATGGGACCTACATGGGGCGATAGCAAATAAAGGAGAACTTATGTGGATTTTTACTAAAGCAGGGTTGTTGAGTATCGTTCAGAACAAGGCCGATAAGAACATGGTCATGGTTCGTGCTCGCCAACCGCATCATATTACTGACAACTTCAAGGGCAGCATCCCTCAGTACACCCCTGACGCGGACTATCGGTATCGCATTCACTTGTCTAAGTCAGCCGTTGCAAAGCGACTCGGTCAAATGGTTGAGGAGATCGATTACACGAACTTCAAAGACTCCGCTAGTCCAGAACTGTCTGGCGTGTACCTGCAAATTTGGGGCGCGGCTCTTAAACTTGAGGAGACACCTTATGCGCGAGTCTACCCTGTGGACTTTGATCAGGGACCGCCTGCCAGGACACCTGACCAGGATTGAGAACCTCGCTGGTATAGGACAACCCGATGTCAATGCGTGCTATGACGGCTCAGAAGTTTGGATCGAACTTAAGATGATGAAGGGCAACTACCTTTATTTCAGAACAAGTCAGATTTCATTCTTCAGCCGCCGCTGCAAAGAGAAGGGACGAGTCTTTGTACTAGCTAGGAAAGACAACGACATCATCGTGTTCAGAGCCGAATCAGTCTTGGCTGTTGCCGAACTATTGGAACCCGTCAAGGATGGTGCTTGCAAAATTCAATGGGCCCTGATTCCAGATCCCCATGTCTTTAGCAAGCCTTGGCGTTGGCAAAACATCGCGGATTTAATCTTTAAATCTTAGGTTATTGCCAATAATGTGATATACTCAATAAACAGAAAGGAGAAATGATGACGGTGTATGTGGTTCAGGAACCTCGCGGGATCAACCTGATGCCAGCAGAGCAGTATGGAGAGTTGCGCGTGCTATTGCCTCCGGGCAATGTGGCTTACAGTGCTGCGCCTACTGTATCCAGGCTAAAGCGTGGGCTTGCTAGGTTTACGGACGAGGATTATCTACTGATGGTTGGCGATCCTGCTGCCATCGCAGTAGCCGGCGCCGTAGCTACGATGCTGAACAACGGACGCATGAAAGTGTTGAAGTGGGATCGGCAAGAGATGCGGTATTACGTGGTCGAATTTGATTTGATGAGGAGAAGCGATGACTACTGATGTCACCCCAGGCGACGACAGTCTCAAGGTCGTTGCCGAGCTTGCAGCCAAACAGGTTGCGCTTGAACAAGAGATTGAGAACTTAGAAGCACAGCTAAAAGAAAAGCAAGAAGCCTTGCAGCAGGTACAAGAACGAGACTTGCCTGAAGCAATGACTGAATGCGGCATTAGCGAATTTAAACTCGTTGATGGCAGCAAGGTATCGGTTAAACCGTACTACCAAGCAAGTCCACCAAAAGAGAAATATGATGAAGCAATGCAGTGGCTGCGAGACAACAACCATGGCGACCTGATCAAGAACGACGTGACAGTTAGCTTTGGCAAAGGTGAAGACGACAGAGCCGGAGACTTCAAGAGATTCTTGACAGACAACGGTACGTCATACACCGACAAGACCGGCGTTCATCCACAGACGTTTAAAGCGTTTGTGCGTGAACAGGTGGAGACAGGAAAGAACTTGCCCTTCGACCTGTTAGGTATTTACATCGGGCAGAAAGCAACCATTAAGAAAGGATAACTCAAATGGCCAAGAACGAAGTAGCCGAAAAGAAACAGGGTGGCGCCCTGGCTGTGATTGACTTTGCTGCTGACGCAGGCATGGGCATGGAGGGAATGACAAGCCAGGATATGGCGATTCCTTTCTTTAACATCTTGCAAAAGCTTTCTCCACAACTAGACACGCTGCCTGATGCGAAGGCCGGTATGATCTTCAACACCGTTACTGAAGAGGTGTTCAAAGATATTGTCGTCATTCCTTGCGCGTACAAGCGCGAGTTCGTTGAGTGGCGTCCACGTGAACAGGGTGGTGGCTTGGTTGGTCAACATGCAATTACAAGCACAGTCGTTACTGATGCCAAGAACATCAACGGCAAATTGACTACAGCTGCAGGCAACATCCTTGTTGAGACAGCCTACCACTTTGTGATTCGTGTTGAGCTAGATACTGGCGTCATGGAGCCTGGCTTGATTACCATGTCAAGCACGCAGCTCAAGAAGAACCGTCGTTGGAATAGCTTGATGAACAACTTGAAGGTGCAAGGTCCTAGTGGCCCAGTGACACCTGCTCGTTTCAGTCACATGTACAAGCTTGGCTCTGTTGCAGAACAGAATGACAAAGGCGCATGGGCAGGTTGGACTATCGATATGGTAGGACCTGTTACTGAACCTGGTCTGTATCAAGCAGCACGTGACTTTGCGCAGCAAGTCATGGCAGGCGCAGTGAAGACTGCTGCACCTGAAGCTGATCACACAGAATCTCACAACGCGTTTTAACGAAAGGGCCCGGGGTTCGCAGCCCCGGGTTTTTTATTTATGCTCATAGAAAATTTCATGGAGATTTTCGAGGGCTTGCCACGCGCACATGGAACCTACGTCATTAAGGGTAGTCGTCAAGACAACAAGTTGACTGGGAAAGCTACGACTATTCGTGAGCCGATAACCAAGGAACTATGGCAACAGCACCTCGAAGGAACACAAGGCCTTGGCGTCATTCCCATCAATGACGAGTCAATGTGCAAGTTTGGTGCGATTGACATTGATACGTATGACGGCAGCATCGATCTGCCTAAGATCAACGCAGCTATTCACGACCTGAATGTACCGCTATTCCCTTGCGCAAGTAAGAGTGGTGGCATTCACTTGTATCTATTCACAAGCGAATGGGTAGAAGCGAGTTTGATTCAACAGAAACTAAAAGACCTAGCTGCTTACATGGGCTATGGTGGTTGCGAAATTTTTCCGAAGCAAACCAAAATCCTCGCAGATCGTGGAGACATCGGTCAGTGGATCAACATGCCTTATTTTGGCAAGACACGTTGGTGCCAAGGCATGAAGCCAGAAGTCTTTGCTGAGAAAGTTTTAGCCAACCGTTTTACTGCCAAGCAACTAGAAGACCTTGTCATCACTGTCAAGTCAGACTTTGAAGACGGTCCACCCTGCTTGCAGCATCTTGCAACTAAAGGCTTTCCACAAGGAACACGCAACAATGGACTATTTAACATCGCTGTTTACTGCCGTAAGAAAAACCCTGACAACTGGGAAGGAGACCTTGAGGGTTTCAATGTCCAGCTTATGGAACCGCCTTTATCCTCCTCAGAAGTACAAGGGGTCATTAAATCTGCGAAGAGAAAAGATTACCAATACACTTGTAGTAAGCCTCCTATTGCTCCTTACTGTAATGCTGCTGTGTGCAAGCTTCGTAAGTTTGGTATTGGGGCTAGCAGCGATATGCCTGCTGTTCACAGCCTCACAAAGTTTGACACTAACCCTCCCATTTGGTTCTTGGATATTGACGGTGGTGGTAGGCTGGAATTAGAGACTGACGATCTGCACAACCAACGTCGGTTCCAACGCAAGTGTATGGAACGCTTGAACGTGCTGCCTGCCAAGATGAATGACATCACTTGGACTAAGCTCATCAACCACTTGCTAGAGAACCTGACAGTCATCGAAGCTCCTCCTGATGCGTCGCCAGTGGGTCAGTTGTTCGAGTACATCGAACGCTTCTGCACTGGTCGAGTACAAGCTAAAGCCAAGGAAGAGATCTTGCTTGGTAAACCCTGGACTGACGAAGGCAAGCACTATTTCAGGATGGCAGACCTCATGGCATTCTTAGATCGCCACCATTTCAGGGATTACAAGGTACACCAGGTCACGTCGATTCTGCGAGAGAACGGAGCTGAGCATCACTTCTTCAACATCAAGGGCAAGGGCATTAACCTGTGGGCAGTCAGCGCTTTTGAGAAGCATGAAGGCAACTTTGATACACCAGACGTTGGCGAGAACGGAGATGTGTTTTGACGTGGACAATTATCTATGGACCGCCAGGAACAGGCAAGACAACAGCTGGCATGCGGTTCATTGAGGAACGACTAGAGAAGGGCATCAGTCCAAGCCGCATTGGTTACATCGCGTTCACCAAGAAGGCTGCCAATGAAGCCAGGACTCGAGCAGCAGAACGGTTTGGGTTTACCAAAGACGACATGCCTTTCTTTAGAACGATTCACAGCTTGGCGTTTAGGCAGCTTGGCATGAAGCCAACGGCCATGATGCAACGTCCTAACTACCTCGAGTTAGGTGAGAAGCTAGGGATCGAGGTCAGTGGTTACGCAAACACAGAAGACGGTCTGCTGCAAGGGATGCCGTTAGGAGATCGCTACTTCTTCCTTGACAACCTAGCCAGGATTACACGGCAGCCACTCAAGAAGATCTGCGAAGAGTGTGGCGACGACGACATTGACTGGCATGAACTGGATCGAGTATCAAGAACCCTGACCCAGTACAAGAAGGTTCAGGGACTGCAGGACTTCACTGACTTGCTTGAGACCTGGCTGAAGGTTGGCATCGTGCCTAAGCTCGATGCCGTCTTTGTCGACGAGGCACAGGACTTGTCTGCCTTGCAGTGGGACTTTGTAGAAAAATTAACGGAGAACGTCAATGACAGATTCATCGCAGGAGATGACGATCAGGCTATCTATCGCTGGGCCGGCGCAGACGTCGACAGACTTATTCAACTACCTGGAAAGCGTATTGTCCTTGATCAGTCGTACCGCGTACCAAGGGCGGTGCACCGACTGGCGAGTCAAGTCATCTCGAGTATCTCGAATCGTGTTGCCAAACGGTTCAGACCTAGTGAGGTTGAGGGTGGAGTACACTGGCACTTTACGCCCGAAGACATTGACCTCAGCCAAGGCTCCTGGCTCTTGCTCGCCAGAAACAGCTACCTCACTAAGCAACTAGAAGAGATCTGCCTGAAGTCTGGTTATCCGTTTCAGTCGCTCAAGAAGAACATGCTTGATGCCGACAGTCTCAAAGCAATAATTGCGTGGACAAGGCTTTGTCGCGGTGAACAGATCAACGGCGACAGTTTAAGATTGGTCTATCGGTTCATGGGTCTCAGACGCAGGACTGATAAAGAAAGGATATACGGACTGCAAGACACGGCTCTTGAACCAGGGATCTGGCACGAGAAGCTTACGCACATTCCTGCTGCAGAGCGCGAGTTCTACATCGCAGCCAGGAGACAGGGCGAGAGCTTGACTAAGGAACCCAGGATCAAGATCAACACCATCCATGGTGTCAAAGGTGGTGAAGCCGACAACGTCTTGATGCTGACAGACATGGCAGCCAGATCGTACAAGTACATGCAGCAGTACCCGGACGACGAAGCTCGGGTGTTTTACGTAGGAATGACTAGAGCGAGGCACAACTTGCACCTGGTGCAGCCGCAAACCAGTCTTTTCTACGAAATCGGATGACTAGGATTATCCTAGAGAACGGGAAATAATATGGACCATAGTAACACCTATCCTTTTAAGACACAGCCCTACGCTCATCAAGCCAAAGCCTGGGCCATGTCGAAGGAAAAAGACGAATTCGCTCTGTTTATGGAGATG